GGGGGGGCAGTCTACTTGTGGTCTACTTGTACCCCAATGGAATTAGGTCTGACATTTTTTACCGTACCAACAATAAAGGGCGGCGGGTACAGACCGGGGGGCCAAAAAGGGGGGTCAGGGGGTCGAGCATCGTGCCACAGATCGAGATCGTTTGGCTCCAGTTACCCCCGAAGGAAGAGAAGAGAAGAGAAGGAAGATCGGAGTCGCCTGGTCGGCGACAAGAGTTCCAAGAGCTACGATCCTTGACGGATCGTGCCGGTCTCCGAACCGGCAGTCGGCCAACGGCTAGCCGCCCCGTTGGATCGGGCTGCGGACAGCGGAACCGTCCCAATATGCGCCCAGTCAGGGCCTGCGCTCCCTCTCCACTCTACGTCGATGTAACATTACACGGGGCCCTCTTCGAGGACCTCACGCTCCATGTTCCATCGTCGTTGAGCGGAGCCTCTTCCGCTGGTCAGCCTGCCTGAGTGCGCCAGCTCTAAACTACTACACACACACATGAACCCCCGTGCGGATTATCCCTCCTGGTGGCACACTGTAAGATGCGTCGTCAACCCCACATGCTCCAACGCTACGCTTATGTGCGCGTGAGGGGTCGGAAGTTTACCCAAAATACAACATCACAGAACCTGACGCAACGTCATGGGTGCCTCGCTCCAAGGATCACCCTCAGTGCCAGTGAGCCCATGACGTAGCATCAGAACCTGAGATCTTGCATTTTGGGCCGCTCTGCTAAACTCCCTTGACCATTCCCCGGTCCTCGTTCCTCGGACGCGGGCGCGATCTTACATGTAAAAGCGGACGTGACAATCAGCACAGAGTTCCATGTGCGGTTGTAGTTGTAACTTAACCTAGGAGGCCATCATGGCTAATACTGAATTCACAACCATCAATGAAACACCTGTACGCGTAACTCTGACACCGTATGAGATGAAGACCATCCTATCATCCCTCAAGCACAGCCTCGAGACCAACCCGCAGTTGAGCTCTTGGTCGTCAGAGGCACGACTGTACGATGAGTTCAACACCATGCTCAACTCAACCTACGAACGGCTGAAGGGAGACTGCGAGTACAGCATCAAGTACGACGCCACCACACAAACGTCCAAGCTTGTCTTGTCAGAACGTGCCGACAAGGTCACCGCAGCCGAAGCTAAGATGGCTGAAGTTTAACCCAACCGGGGCGGCTCAGGTCGCCCCACCAATCAACCCGAAAGGAAACACAATGCAACCTGAACCGAGCGAAATGCAACACGAACCTGAAACGATCGAGCAGAAACAAGCTTCGCAACTTGGAACACACACCAAGACACTCAAACCACACGGGCTCTTCAACACGCCCGATAGCTTCGAGACCATCGAGGCTTTTATCAACTCTCACAGCAAGGAGGACAGAATCCACTTATGGACTGCGGCCATGATGACCTGGAACTACGCAGCCTCAATCGTCAACACAGGAGTAACTGAAGATGCCTAACCCATTCCGTAAAGGAACCGAAATTGATACGCCATATGCCACCTACGTCAATCCTCAGGGTTGGGAGTGGCGTATCCTCAAAACCTACAAGCAACCATCAAGCGAGGCCAAAGATCCCTACGCGCGATGGTTCGTGGCAGCACGGTCACCGCTCACCGACGGACGTTGGGAGATGGGTGACACATACAAGCAAGAGGTGACCCGCTACGGGCGCCTTCTAACCTCAACCAAAGAATGGAAAACACACTATGAGTAACTTAATCGCAGCCCTCAAAAAGCACAAAGCAGAAGCCTTGGCTCTGGATGAACTTCAAAACAAGCTGGCGAACGTGCAACGCGCTTACTGCTCGTTGGATGATGCCCGCGCCAAACTCGAAGAGGTTCAGAACGACCTTCGAGACCTGGAGCACCCCGACTTCGAGGAGGAGCTCCTTGCCCTTAGTGATACAATATATGACTGGCTAGAGGCTCTGCACCCCATCGGCGAGGACATGCTTGATTGGTCAGGCCGTCCGAACGATTGATTAACACCAACCAGCGGGGGCTTCGGCTCCCGCACCACACAAAGGAGAACTAACATGAAAAGCGGAATCATATACAAGGGGCCAAGCCAACTCGACGGTAAGCCTATTGTGGTTATCGCCACATACTCTAACCGCAACACCAAGACAGGAGCCGTCGTTCAGACGTACATCATAACCCTGGAGAATCCTCTCGAAGCCAGCAAGACAGGCCGAGACTCAACCATCTGCGGCAGCTGCATCATGCGCGGCACCCCAACAGATGACCCCAAGCGCAAGATCGCCAAGGGCCGACGCTGTTACGTCAACCTCGGGCAGGGTGTCCTGATCGTCTTCAGAGCATTCGAGCGCGGCGTCTACCCGATAGCCGACAGTCCAGATGCACGACGATCACTTGGCGCTGGGCGATTCATTCGCATCGGCACATACGGAGATCCAGCTGCCGTACCCGACTACGTTTGGGATGAGCTAATAGGTCACGCTCGCAACCACACGGCATACACCCACCAGATCGGATGGAGACCAGACATCGCAATGCAGTCGGCAGACTCATACAGAGAGGCTCAGATCCACTGGGCAGCGGGTCATCGCACCTTCAGGGTCGTCGCAGACATACTCAAGGTCGATCCAACACGCGAGGTACTATGCCCCGCATCCAAAGAGGCTGGCCGTCGAGTACAATGCGCCGACTGCAAACTCTGCAACGGAGCATCTAACGCCAAATCAATCGCAATAGTGGAGCACTAACATGAGCAAGTACAGCAAAGAAGCAGTCCAAAAAGAAATCAAAAAGTCAGGGGTCTCCGCAAAGGAGGCCTCGCTTATCCACAAACTGTTGAAAGGACACAAGTAATGCCAGATATCTACTGCCGCCACTGCGGGGAACCATGGGATATGGATGAACTGCACGATATGGATGACCACAATTATAAAGACGCGACCAATCGGTTCCGCAATCTGGGCTGCAATGCTTGGTCTGAAACAGATCTCAAATGCTCAAGCGCCATGGTAGATCCAGAAATGGCAGCACATGCCGAGGCCGTCCAAGGAATGCTAGAGTATCCGGACGAGTGGATTTACTAAAACATCTAACAACAGAGGAGGGGCTTCGGTCTCTCCTCTAACTACTATCATCACAGAGCGTCATGCTATTCCTCGCTTCACTCGGGCATGATCGCATTGCGCGTCACGACGCGCCAAAGAATTGAGTGCCTTCGGCACAAGGTCCTTGTTGGTCCTCGCTGCGCTCGGACGGAAATTGCGCGCGTGGGGCCGCAGGGCAATCAAACGGCGCGTGGGGCCGCAGGGCAACGAGCCAGAAGCCGGGGACGAAGAGCCGCGAACAGCGCCTTCGGATTCTCGAACCTCGACCCTGGGGTCCCAGAAAGGCCGGCATCAGCTAACATGGCCCCCTGATCTCCCTCAAACAAAAGTATGTCTCGGTGAGAGGCCCTCTTTACTAAGAAGAAATTTGAGCCGCCGCGGGCCCAATATGCAGCATTCCACGCGATCTGATGAGGCGAGATGTTTGCTGCGTTTCCCTTGCTTACCTTTAACTCACACCAAAACGACAACCCGTCCCAAACCAAATGCACATCGGGAACACCCCCTCCATGCTTGTTTTCAATCCGCGTTGCGAAGCACTTCTTCGGCAGGTTCTGCCTCAATTGCGTCCAGAAGTTCGCCTCCGGTCCCTTGCTCATTGGTCACATCCTTGTAAGTCCCTTCGATCTGGAAGGCTTGGGGATACTGCTTCTGTAATGCAGCAAGTCGGGTGGTAATCTCATCCCGTGAAAGCTGATCGATGGTGTTGATTGTTTCCCGCCTGTCGATGGTCAAACCACCAAGGGCAGAGCGTATCTTCTCCGCGTTGATAGCAGCCGAGAACTGGCCAGCCTCTTCCGCTCCCGTGCTCAGTTGATGCAACCTCTCAAGCTGTCCAATGGTTGTCACACCATAGCGGCGCTCTCGTTCCTGTCGTAGCTCGGTGATGTACTCCAAGACATGCGGATAGTCCCGACCATTTAACAGAATGGATGCCTGTTTCGGGGCCACATCATGCGAATACCCTGCCTTGCGGGCGCACTCAGCATTGGAATAGATGCCCTCCACGATCTTCTGTGCAAAAGTCATCTGCCTATTGGTGAGCTTGCGCCCGTGTTCTTCTTCGATCTTCTTCTTGATTGACGGCATGAATAGTCTCCATGTTTTCAACAACAATACAACAACAGGATCGCCCTGTTCAAGGGGGCCGCTGCTGTTTACACCTGTTTACACGATTTCCCCTGATTTTGTAGACGGTCAACAACACTCAACAACATGGTTGTCGGATGCTTGAGAAATTTCAGAGGCTGAAACGTAAACAATAAGGCCTTATTGTAAACAGGTGTAAACAGTCGGTTCAACTATAGTGTGTTTGTTTACGCTGTTTACAAGATTTACACGAAAACTTTTTCCTTTTGGGCTTTTTCTAAAAAATCTAGCGAAAATGTGTATACAGCGTAAACAGCCCCCTCGAATATTTTTTGTTGACGGCTTTGCTTTATGTTGCTAGTCTACAAGTATTCAACATTACGAAAGGACTAGAAATGTTTACTGTAGATTGTATGGAAGATGGCACGATGACCTTGGACTGGGACCCTGCGTCCTACAAGACCAAGGGCCGAGCAGCGAAGGCCTTGTACCGCGCATTGTGTGACTGGTGCCGCAAGGTTGGCATGAACCCTGACTATGAGGTTTCGATTTGGACACCAGCGCAACGCAAGGCTCATGGTCATTCTGCTAATTGGGCCGTGAGCCTAGAAGCGGGGCCCTAT